AACGTACATCCAGTAACTAGCAAGCATATCATCTACTGCATCCCTTCTTGCTACCTTAGCCCTTGCCTCTACCTGACAGGGTAGTAAGTACACATTATCTTTAAGGTGATTAATCTTCATTACTTAACCTCTCGATTTCCGCTGCCGCGTAGAACGCAATCTTCTTAGCCTCGCGTAGTTTGTCACTGTGACTGCATTCACCGTACCTGTAACACGTTCTGAAGACTTCGCCGATCTGTGCATTCATATCCTTAACTGAGATTAAGTGTTGTAGTTGAGTAGCCTTAGCTGGTAGTTCATAGTACTCAGCGGTGCTACCATCAGACGTGCTTGCTTTACTCTCCGCAGCTAGGCTACTGTACAGTAAGTCTTCAGACAAGGGGACAGCATCCTTCTTCATAATGACGTTCCTGAAACCATCGTGATCTCGTACCCAGTACATATCACTATCTTCTTTTATTACCTCAAAGGCTTCACCAAAATGCGAGCTATACCAGTAACTACTATCTGAGCAATTCGTTATTAAGACTTCCATTATTTCTTATCCTTATACTTGTTTTCTAAATACTGTAGGGAGATTGCATGGTTGTCAAAGCTACCATCCTTTACCTCATACAGCATATGGATACCACGCCAGTGTACGTTACCCTGTGGGGTTAGGTAGCTCTCATGGTGCTGGTAGCAAGTACCTGAGAACAAACCCGTTACACGGTCACCATTGGGCTTGTAGGCGTATGCAACATCCATAGTCTGTACATGACCCATGACACAGCTGGTCATCTTCTTACTAAGCAGGGCGCGTGGTGAGCTTACTGGCCTACCCATAACACCTGAAGTAAAGAAGTGACTAAAGGATACACCCTCTACTTCTACCACCTCTAGGTAAGGGTACACTTCCCACTCACCGTATGGTAGATCACCTATACCAATAACGTCTTCCAGGATTGCATCAGACTCTACTGCTCTGTTGATACGCTCCTCATGGTTACCTAGTGTTAAGACCATACGAGGCTTCCACTGCTTCTTCTTGTTGTTCTTAAGGCGTTTAATCTCCTTGCGTATAGGGGACATCAATAAATCCATGCCCTCCTCCGCTGCTTGTATGTCCTTAAGGTAGCGTCTATTCTCAAAAGACTTCTTACCTTTATCGTAGAAGGACAGGCTTGGCATATCAGCAAAGTCACCAATGTTAACAATCACATCAGGCTTCTTCTCAGCTATGAACTTACCTATATGTCTCAGGTGTTCCATAGGTACATCTTCTTTAACTTGGCAATCAGGTATCACACAAATCTTCATTCTTCCCATCCTCTTCCAAAATTACGCCACTTGTTGTTCTGTATCATCTTGGTTATAAAGTAATTAGCTATCCTAGCCGCCCTTAATTCTTCTGGTGAATCCCCTATCAAGCACATCTTAGAATCCCAAGGGTCACTAGGTGATCTTATATCTTCTTCTCCTCTCATTATATGGCCCCTATATAAGCAAGTAGTCTATCAACCTCACCAACTGTGAAGTGTGCCAACCCTTCCTTATCACACCACTGTCCCATTGTTAACTTACTACCTTTGCGTACCTTCTTGTTAGGGTCAGACAGTACGAACACTAACTCAAACTGAGTAATCTCATCCCTGATTGCTTTGTACTTCTGCGTATCCCCTACCCTGAAGAACCCCTTACACTCAATGATGATACGTTCCTCATACACAAAGTCTGGTTTGTAGTTCTTCTTAATGATATAGGGTAGGCTGTATGGTTCAAATTCAAAGCCATGTCCTGAGAAGTTCTGTGCAAACTTTAGTTCTAAACCGCTTCTAAACTTACCGAACTTATTACCCTTAGGTCTTGCTTTCATTCTTGAACTCCATTGGCATACTACGATTACGTTGTAACATCCACAGCAGCTGGCTGTTCTCTACCGCCCTCTGGAATCCCTCGGGAGCAAATGCTTCTTCGTACTTCTCAAGTACCATAGCTTCCCAACCTTCTCTCTTAGTTTCTTCAAGTAGCTTCTTAGCTTTAACCGGGCCAATACCACGGATACCTGTAATATTATCCACCTTGTCTCCAGTGAGCATTTGCTCAAAGAAAAATCTCGTCCCTTCATCTTCAGATACCTCAGTGAATTCTTTCTTAACATAGTTGTAATGAGAACCGGGAACCATTAGTAAATCTTTATCTACTGTAGCAATGCAACTGTCTTCAGTCTGTGCTAATGCTAAAGCATCATCCGCCTCAATCTTATCTACTACCTGTGCTTGGAACTTCTTAACCATGTAGTCCCTGATTGCTTGGTAGTGTACAGGCTTGTCTGCCCCTTTGCGGTTAGCCTTGTAGTCGTCCCGTACTGTATGTCTAAAGTTATTTTTACCTGTTAGGAATACTGCGTATGAGGTGGCCCTCGTATCATATAACATACCCTCTATGAATAGTTTACAGCTGTGTAAGGTATGTGACACTGGATCAGCAGTTACCTCACCCGTTTCTTTATCCTTTGTTTGACTTGCGAACCCAATACGATAAACAATTGGGTCACCATCAATAAGTAAATGCATTATGAAACCTCTACCTTTGCTTCTGTTTCTATCCAAACCTTGGCCCCGCAGCTAAGGGGTTTCTCTGGTGAGTACACTATCCAACTAGGGCCATCTATAAGTACAGTGTTACCTTTACGGTTCTCCTTGTAAGTCTTAACAGTAATGACAGGTAGGTTACCACCGTTCTTACTATTGGCCCTAATGTTATGCTGGTTAACGTGTATCCTAGTTTTCATACAACCCCCTAGGGTGGGCATCCATGCCCGTTAAAGCGCTAATCATAAGTGCCGGTTACTAGAATCCGGCGTAGCTATTACGTTGCTACAGGTTATTAGAGTCCGGCCTTGCCCTGCCTTATCTCATACGTCACGTTGGCAACTGCTAAAAAGGACAGTCTTCGTCAAAGGATTCATGCACTGTTGCTACTGGGGCAGCTTCAGCTTCATCACCCTCTAGTATACGCTTTGCATGCACGTGCTTAGGCAGGCCGTACATAGCCTTCTGTGCAGGGTTGTTCTCGTCTTCTGAGTCACCAGTACACCCGTCAGTAAACAAGCTTGGTTCTACGTTATCCTGATACTTAACAGGTATAGCCGTTAGGTTTATGATCTTGTCGTATATCTTACCATCTTTGGCGGGAACATTATCAATGGTAACTGCACAAGGTGCGCCGATAACCCCATCCCAATCCGCTACTGTGTCAGGTTTAGCTGCTGAGTTGAATACTTTGTAGTATTCTAACTCTTTACCCTTGTCTGACATGGTGTAGAAGATGTTGAAAGGTCTTACCCACAACAAGCGTGGTACTTCCACATTATCAATAGTCGTAGTCTCACCAATGATCTCAACACCAAGTGCTAACTGCTGCGCTGGGGTCTTATCCTCACCCTGATAGTTGCGCTCTTGTAACCCTAGGTCTGCAACGTACACTAGACGTGCATCATACTCACCGGGTTTCATGTTAATGAAATCTGAACTGCTCTCTGTTTGTGCTGATTTGCGTTGAATAGCCATCTTTAAATATCTCTCTTTAATAAATTAGTGAATGTCTGCGTACGTTGACCCAAATTTTACATCTACATCTAGCTCTCTGTTTAACTTCAAAGTTTTATTAACTTTGTGTACTGCCCTCTTTAGTAAATCAGTTATCGAATCCCTGCGGCCCTTATGTACTTCGAGTATTATTTCATCATGGAACTGTGCTGTCAACTGTTTTCTCTCCTTTTGTATAAAATAAATCCATAAATCAAAACAATAAACCCCTGTGCCTTGATTCAACGTGCTAAATATATCCTTCTCATTGCGTAAGGAGTACCATAATTCTGATACTGGGTTCCATAACCACAACTTACCTTGTACTACTTTGGTTATTGCGTCCTTGGCTACTGCTTTAATAGACCAGTTCCTTTTCCAGTACGATTTATGTATCTTGCTTGCATCCTTTACACTAATGCCAAGCTGCCTTGCTAACCCCTTTGCACCTGACCCGTAAGTACAGGCGTAGTTTCCTCCCTTATATAGGTGTCTAGTGTGGCCTATGTTGTCTTCGTTTCCTTGCTTGTAGTCCTCAACATCCCAAGCACTAATAGCACCGGACGACAGGGCCAGATCAAGGTGTGGGTCAAAGTCATCAGCCATCATGTCCCCAACATAGTCTGGATCATAGGCCCACAGGTAGTGCTGCTTAGTCCTGTCCTCAAGGCTGCACATATCAGCCCCACACAACTCACTGGTTTCCTTACGTGCCATAAACAGGCTCCGTATCTCCTTACCGTATGGCTTACGCAGCGAGGGGATGTTAGCACAAGGCTTACGGTGCTTGAATCGTAGGGTATTAGTTAATCCCTGTATCTCAGCCTTAACAAACCCACCCTGTTGCGCGTCGAGCAACGCCTTTAGTACATCAATCCGGTGCTTCTGAATTGTTAATGTCTCTAAGTGCTGTACCTCTGGGTTGTTTGCAATCATTCTAACAATACTTTTACATAGGTCGTCCCCTCTCTTTACTTGTGGGATGCTACGGTCACCTTCAAACTTAAAGGTAGCTGGTTCCCACCCCAAACTGTCTAACCAATCCTTAACCTGTACGCTTGAACCAGGATTTGGTTCCACATCCCCAACCTTTACCTTAACTGATTCAGATGTTGGGTCTAGCCCATGCTCCTCACATAGTTCTTCCCACTTAATATTGTTTAATGTCTTACTACCATCCATCCTAAACCGGTTAACAGGCCTCTTCCTAACAGCCATCTTAGGGACTAACGGCATGACCCCCTTGAGAGCCTCTGTGCTGTCTTTATAGGCCGTTTGTATCTCATCTAGTAAGGTAGTAGCCCCTTCTACGTTAACAGCCCAGCGGTTATTCTCCTGCCTCTCAGCACACTCCATCTTAAATGTTAAGTATTTGATTAAATGGTTAGCCCCTTCTTCAGACCCGTACAGTGCAAGTAGGTCAGCGTGTATCTTCTCCCATAGCAGGGTGTTGATACGCACATCCTCTTTGCAGCGGTGGATGTACTCCTCTGTAGTTAGGTTCTCCCAATCGGTTATCACAGGCTTAGGTACACCAAAGTACTCACCCCAATCGGCCAAGCCATGACGGGTAACCTCTGGGTATAAGTACCATGACAGGGCTAGGGTATCCACGA